GATTTACTGCCTTTTGTGTCAGAACTCAAAGCGAATGCGCCTACCGCAACATTGTGATCTGCATCTGTTAGTGCATCGCCCGCTTGTCCACCGATTAGAGTGTTGCTAACGCCCGTGGTGACTTGGTTTCCCGCACTGGCACCAACCGCCGTATTGTAAGAGTCTGTAGCCGTAGTAAAGTTTTGATTTTCAAGAGCTTGATCCCCTATAGCAACTGTTTTACTACCTAGCGTATCAGTGGTTAACGCCCGATATCCTACAACTACATTTGAATCTGCATCTGTAAGAGCGTCACCAGAATTACCGCCAATTAAAACATTCTGAATTCCCGTGGTAACTGCCACACCTGAGTTGTAACCAATCGCTACGTTGTATGCGTCTGTAGTCGTTGTGAAGTTTTGAGCAGTTAAAGCATGTCTGCCAATTGCTACAGATCTATCTCCCAAAGTATCTGAACCAAGAGCATTATAACCTAGAACAGTATTGTTATTTCCTGATGTAAGAGCATCGCCAGCAAGCGCCCCGATTAAGGTGTTGTTAACTCCCGTGGTAACCGCCCTACCTGCACCGCCGCCCACCGCCGTATTGAACGAATCAGTGGCTGTAGTGAAGTTTTGATTCTCTAAAGTTTTATAGCCGATAGCAGTGGACTGACTTCCTAACGTATCAGCGGATAACGCTAAATACCCCATCGCCACGTTAAGGTCAGCGTCAGTCAAAGCATCACCAGCTAGACCGCCCACGATGGTGTTCTGGATTCCCGTGGTGACTGACTGTCCTGCACCAAAACCAACACCGACGTTGTATCCGTTAGTGGCGGTAGTAAAGTTTTGATTGAGCAAAGAATTCATGCCGACAGCTACAGCCCTGCTACCTAAAGTGTCTGCGCCGAGAGAATCTACACCCACGGCTACATTGCTGCCGCCAGAGGTAAGAGCATCACCTGCTGTCCCACCAAGGAGGGTGTTGTACAGACCCGTGGTGATTTCTTGACCCGCCTCAAAACCCACCGCCACGTTATAGACGTTGGTAGACGTTGAGTTAACTTGCTTTTGTAGTGCAGATCGACCAACTGCTACAGAGTAATTGCCTGCTACTTCAGCACTTAAAGACCCCAAACCTAGCGCCACGTTTTCTTGGCCTGTGGTCAGAGCGTCACCAGCGAATGCTCCAAATAAAGAGTTTTGAACCCCTGTCGTAACTGCCACACCTGCCTGATAACCAACCGCCGTGCTAAAAGCGTCAGCGCCAGCATCTTGAACTTTTAGAGCCTGATAACCGACAGCCACGTTGTCACCATGAGCATCTTCAGTGCTTAACGCCTCAAAACCGATGGCTACGTTGTTATCACCCGTAGTCAAAGCCGTACCCGCTTCGTCGCCCACAACCACGTTATAGTTGCCGCCAGAAGCTATAGAGTTACCTGCGTTGACACCCACTCGGACGTTGGATGTGCCTGCGGATGCGGTGATTAGATCCGCGCCATCTTCTAGCGTTGTATCGCCTGAGATCGTAACGGTGCCGTTGAAATCCATTGCTGTAGCAGTCAGATCAATCTCATCTGTAGCACCCAGCGCCAAGACCGTCGCACTTGAGCCTTGTATGAACTGGCTCGCATCGTTGAACATGATCTTGTTTGTAGAGTTCAGCGTCAGGCCAGATCCGTCTGTGTGCGTGAGAGTTGTGTCATTATCTGCGCCAAAACCTAGAACGGCTGAATCACTGTCTAGTTTGAGATCGTTGCTGACAGTAACAGCAGTGGACGCATTTAAGTCAATGGTCGCTTCACCATCAACTCTAAGAACACCATCGCTAGACTGTTGTACAAAAGAGGCAGCATCCCCAAAGGTCAACTTGTTTGTGCTATTTAGCGTTAGCCCTGTGCCATCTGTATGAGTCAGGGTTGTGTCGTCATCAGCACCAAAAGACAGTATCGCCCCATCATGCTGTAATTCTAAATCTTGAGTAAGCGTTATGTCTCCATCAGCGCCTATGGCGATAGCGTTTGTATCGCTAGCAGACCCAATGTTTCCAGCATCAGGAATAACTATGTTGCCGCCAGTGGTCATTAAACCAGCGCCAGTGTAAGTGCCTGATACATCTAAATTAGCGTTTAGATCCACTAGCGTGGCGTTAAGTTCGATTTCGTCTGTTGCATTAATATCTAAAACTGTTGCGCTTGGGGCATTAATGAACTGAGAAGCATCATTGAACTGAATAGCCATCGTGCTGTTAAGCAATAGGCCGGTATCTGCGACGTGCGTAAGAGTTACGTCATTATCTGCACCAAAACCTAATACAGCAGCATCGCTATCTAATTTAAGATCGTTACTAACAGTGACAGCCGTAGACGCATTTAGATCAATCGTAGCTTCGCCATCAACACGCAATACACCATCGCTAGATTGTTGTACAAAAGAAGCGGCATCCCCAAAAGTTAGTTTATTCGTGCTGTTGAGAGTAAGGCCCGTTCCATCCGTGTGGGTCAGTGTCGTGTCACCATCCGCACCAAACTTAATAAGAGAAGAATCTGAAGTAAGGTTTATATCGTCCCCTACATTCAAATCGTCTGTAATTGTTAAATCATCTCCAATGGTGAGGTCGCCATCAATGACTAAATTACCAGCAAGCTCAAGGTCGTCCATCTCGTAAACAACCGCACCAGAACCTGCCCCATCTGTAGCTACAATTTTGGTTTGCCCTGCGGTTATAGCTACATTAGCTCCAGAGCCTTGAGTAAGGGTAAGCGTTGCGGAAGTCTCGTTCCGCATTATCCAAGTATGCGATAACGTGTTAGGCGCTAAAGTAACTGTGCAGGCTTGTCCGCCGCCGGTAAGTCGCAAGAAACTAGAACGAAACTCATCTGCTACGCCATCAGCCATCGTAATGGTATGTGTGCTGGCATTAGCAATAGCCTCTGCTCCCACACCCATAGCGTTACCTATCAACTCAAGGTTGGTATTCGTACTGGATCCCCATGTGCCTGATTCATCACCAGTGGCAATCTCTTTTAGCCGTAAATCGTTAACGTAAGTTGCCATTTATCTTCTCCGACTTTTCGTCTTAGGCTTTGGCTTCTTGATAGACGCCACATGCTTCTTGAGCGTTTCAGCTTGCTTTTTGTGAGTATTAGAGGCTTTCTCTAAACCCTTAATAACCTTGTTGACCTTGCGTACCATTACGCTACCTCTTCCCAATTTGGAGTCTGACTCGTAGATACACTTGAGTAACTTGGTGTCTGACTTGTCGATATAGTTGAATAATTTGGTGTTTGGCTGTCCGTAATCACAGCCCAACTCGGTGTTTGACTTGTCGATATAGTTAAATAATTTGGTGTTTGGCTGTCATCTATAATACCCCAGACCAATACTTGAGCCGCACTTCCCGTACCCTCAACGCCTGTAACTTCGGCTCCAGCACCTCCTGCAACCGTAACTGTACCAACACTACCGCTCGCCTGCACGCCTGTAACAGAAACAACATTTTGTGTGCGAGTTGTAACTGAGCCAATAGACCCAGTAGCTGCCACGCCTGTAACGCTAGTGCTTGCACCACCCGTAACGGTAACTGAACCAATAGACCCAGTAGCTGCCACGCCTGTAACTGAGAACGTGACTCCTGTGCCTTCAGTAACTGTAACTGACCCAATCGACCCTGTGCTAGAAACACCTGTAACGGTAGCATTTGCGTCTGCACTAACTGTAACCGAACCAATAGCACCTGTGCCCGCAACACCTGTAATATCGACAGGGTCGGGTTGTCCCCAAGAGCTTTCACCCCAAGCACCTCTGCCCCAGCCGGTGACATTTGCCATGACTTAGGCAATACGAATGATTGCGTTACTAGCATCTGCGGTTGGAAACGAGATGGTAAAATCACCAGAGGTAGAAGTTTTATCTCCACCAAATGCTAATGTGCAAACAGCTTTGTCTGACTGAGTATCGTTATAAATTAACGCGCCGTTTGCGGTAATAGTGCTCGAACTAAAAGTAAGATCGGCAAAGTCGCAAAACGCCGTAGTTCCTGACGTTGTAGGCGTTACGCTAGTTAACGCTGCACCTGCCGCTGTATACCCTGTGCCAGACACTTCGTTAGACGTTGAGTAAGCAGTAGTGCTTGCGCCCAAAGAAGCGGAACTTGTGTACAGAGCCAACTTGAATGAATTACCGCTGGTAGCAGTAAAGTTGTGCGTACCAACAAGAATTTCTTGTTTGAAGGATGTGCACATAGCCGTAGATATAGCCATCATAAACTCCTAATTATGTCTGCCATGTCTTTATGACCTTGGCGTTCTAACTCTGCAATAAGAGTTGTTCTATCGCTCTTTACTGCTTCTTTTATGTAGTGCAAAGCCGTGGCTCTGACCGCTTCTTTGAATGCTTCTGCCTGCTGTGCTATTACAGGGTGGCAGCTATTACCAACACTTACAATTTTATCTGCCGCTACTTGTGCCCAAAACTCAGGATCGTGCCCCTTGTTCTCTGTAGTGGCTACGGAAACATTTCCTACTTCTATCTGCGGGGCGCGTAAAAACACGTTACATCACCTGCATTCGCGTTTGTCCTGAACGATAGGTGTCAGACCGTAGTTTTCCATCACCTAACGTCTGAAGCAGTACCATAGAAGCTGCATAAAACTTGTCATACATAGCCACCATATCAGGCTCACCTTTCATAAACCGTATAGCTTCAACCAAAGCACCGTTCAACAGCGCAGAATCAAACTCATCTCCAAGATAAGTGGTGGTTGCAGTAACAATGGACTCAGGGTAATACCCGTAATGCAACTCAAACGTATAATTTGAATCAGGTGTTGGGCCTAATATAAACGCATCATCGTTAAAAATGCCGTAATGCTTAGGTAGCCCTGTAGTAGCTGCAACAGGGTACGCCTCACGTATAAAATTAACGTCTTTATTCAGTAAAAAATGATAGTTACTACTACCATCTACTACTGCAATGCTATATACGTACAAAAAATCAGTAGGCACCGACAGGTATTTATTACCAGAAGCAGCGGTGCCAGTAACATTCTTACGTAGCGCGGGCAACTGCACAGCATTATATATTTTTTGTTCTGCCTGTTGCGTAAACATAGCGAGCTGGGCATCGGTGAACGTAAGCTCACAAATGTCTTCAATGTTTGTTTTTAGCTCGGTGTAATTCATGTTTTACGCCATAGGGCCACGGGCCATAAGCCCTTTTGTAGCAGCGCCTGTGCCACGAACTTTGATTCCAGTGGTCTTAACACCTTTCATGTCAGGCTTAGGTGCTTCTTTTACTTCTTTGATTTTACTATCTTTTTTCATAACTACGCTCTAAGTTGTTGTCACCGTTACTGTTCCTATCTGCCCAGTTGCTACTAAGTCATTAGGGGTTAGCCCAAAAGGGTCGTCCCCTGCACCCACAGGATTCCACCCCCATTGTATCTGCCTACTGCTATTTTTACCCGCTTCACCTAAACTTCTATCAGGGCGTGGGTCTCTAATAGCTTGTGGATCATCTACTGGAAACTCACCCAACTTTAGCTGTGGGTGATCTGGACTCCAACATTCTGGGCACGCTTTTAAGTTCGTATCTTGCCCTTTACGTATTAAATTCTTTAACTCACGTAGCCTGAACTGAAATCCACAAATGTCGCATTCAGCAATAGCTCTTTTAGTAGATGCGAACCTATTAGACATAACTCATGCGCGGTACAAAACGTGCAGCCGTTTTTGTCCTATCCTCTCCTGCTGCCAGCGCAAACTGTTCCTCGTACACTTCTTTTAGTAACGGTATACGTGGAGCTAACTCTGGGTCTTTCATAGATATGTGATACGCCAAACCAGCCACTAGACAAGGAAGGAATCTAAAGTTCATATCGGCAGTTTCTACACCGTTCCCTGCATCTTGGATACGCCGCATACGATAATACTTGAATATGTACTCGTCGTTTTTGTCAGGCACAGGCCACACGTTAATCTTAGGATTGTCTCTAAGACGTTCTACGTAAACCTGAATCGGCCTGCCTTCTGTTAGCTTGTTAGGTATGGATGCGTATGTGCTGACGCTAATACGACTTATGGTCAGATCAGACTGCGTAGTAGTGTTTCCACTGTTTGTTCGTATGACTTGCTCTAGCAGGTCAATGGTATCAGCGGGTAAATCATACTGGCTTGTGCCTTTTACCATCGTCACAGTACCTTCATCAATCGTCCACAGATTGATGCCGCGATTCTGCCACTCAATGGTCATCAGATTCATAGAACGTCTGGCGGTGCGTAAGTCATATCCAGAACGCATTTCACGACCCGCACGTTCCCACGCTTCTTCAGCGATCTCCGTGAAGTCCATATCAAATGCTGTTGTCCCAGATGTTGTCATGGCCTATTACCTTGTACGTACAGCGTCTTCTTCCTACGCTTGTTCATTACTGCGCCACAACCTTTATGATTTGCGCGTATTGGGCCACCAGCTTTCGCTGTTTTAACCTTGGCTTTGGGGGTATTAGACACCACTTGCTGCCCTCTAGCACCTGCCTTTTTCTTCTTACGTGCCGTAGTAGCACGCTCAGACTGGCTTAGTGACTGTGCTTTAGCTTTAGGTAGGCAGCGATCAGGGTTCTTTTTGTCTTTCGACGTGCCGCACGGCCCCTTGATCTTGCCATCGGTGCCAATACGAACCCACTGCTGATCCCGCCACTGTTTAAGCTGACCCATTACTTACTCTTCTTCTTGCTACCCTTAGCATAGTTAGGGTCTTTGCAATACTTAGAAGCTGCCATGTTTGCGTATGCAGACGGGTAGGTATCAAACGTACGCTTGGCCCACGCCTTACCTTTCGGGCAGATCTTACCGCCCGACTTCACCTTACCGCCTGACTTGTAATAACGTCTCATCGCATTTTAGCCTTACGTAGACCTTTTCGTTCAATACCGGCACCGCGAACTTTACCGCCTTTCTTAAAATCTCTTGTCTTGGCGCTATCTTTGCCATTTTTTCGTTTATAAGTTTTTCGTTCTATCTCAACGGTTCCCGGTTCGTCTCCCGCTACAAATTTAGCTGGCTCAACTACATAACCTCTAGTATTCCTGCCGGGGCCGATAGTATCAGGCTCTCTGTTTCGTTCGCTTGTTAGTTTCCTTCTTGGCCCACGCTTAGTTTTAGATACTTTCTTCTCTCGTTTTGGTTTACGAGAATCCGCACTGTACCTAGATACTTCTTTCCCAATTAAGTATTCATCACGCATACCTAACCCCTAACGCATCTTCGCTGGACGCACGCCCTTACGAGCGATACCGGCACCGCGAACCTTTTGCTTCTTACCACCAGCGGCTCCACCTTTTGAGTAGCCTTTGGTCTTCATCATGCCGCCTTTAGCCATGTAACCCATCTTGTTGCGGACTTGCTTTGGTAGCTTTTTGAGTCCCGTATTGCCTTCTGGTGCTTTCTTCAGTGGGCCACCAACAGCCATGCCCTTGGCTTTCATTTTACCGCCAGCACTCATGCCTTTGGCTTTCATCTTGCCACCAGCACTATAACCTTTGGACTTCATCTTACCGCCAGCTTTCATGCCCTTGGCTTTCATTTTCGACTTCATCATGCCGCCACCCATAGCTTTCTTAGGTGGACGCTTACCTTCGCGATCCATGAAGTTTAGGTACTGCCGTAGGGTCATGCCCGTCTCTTGTAACTGCTCACGGGTTACATTGGCACGCTTATCTCGGCCTTCACCGACATTACGTCCGCCTTTACCAGTCACCGTGCCGCGTAATGGACGTGGTGGCTTCTTAGCTGTTGGCTTCGCAGGAGCCTCCGCTTTAGGGGGGCGAGG